GGCGGCGGTCAGGCGCTTGGCGGTACCGGCCAGCTGCGACAGCGGCCCGCCCTCCCCGGCGGCAAGGCCCTGCTCGAGGCCGGCCATGGTGTCGCCACCGAGCCCGGCGAACACGCGGGACGGCGAATGGATGCCCAGCAGCCCCTTGAAGGTGCTGATCACGCTGTTCGCAGCGCCACTGATGGCCGCGGTCAGGTTGGGGAACATGCTGGTGAAGCCGTTGATCAGCCCCTGGATGATGTTGCCGCCGAACTCGCTGAACTTGCTCGGCAGGTCCACACCGAAGTAGCTCATCACGCCGGCGAAGGCGCGGTAGAGCAAACCCAGCGGGCTGAAGTTGAGCAGCAGCGCGCCGATGCCGGCCAGGCCGCCGGCGACGCGCTCTTTGATCTCCGCCCAGAGGCCGAGGAAGAACGGCCCTACGCGGCTCCAGTTGGCATAGATCAGCGCAGCGCCCAGGGCGAGCGTGCCAATCAGCACGCCGACCGGGTTGGCCATTGCCGCGGCACCGACCAATCGTAGCCCGGTGGCCACCAGCGGCAGCGCCGTCTTGCCCAGGTTGAACAGCGTGCTGGCCAGCCCGCCGCCCTGGATACCGAACAGCATCATGCCGTAGCGCACCATGGCGAACGGGCCGAGGATGCTGGCCATGGCAAGGGTGAGCCCGCCCATGCCTGCCATCAGCACGCCGACGCCGGCGGCGGTCTTGACCAGGTTGGCCGCCAGCTTGGGGTTCTCGACGATCCAGCTCTTCACGCTGCCGACCACGCTGGCGAGCGTCTGCGTCACGTCGCGCAGCGGGCCGTTCTGCTGTTCCTGCAGCTGGATGCCCAGGTCTTCCCAGGCCGACGACAGCTCGTCGAGGTCGCCCACCAAGTTGTCGCCCATGACCTTGGCGGTGCGCTGGGCCTCGCCCTGTGTCTGGCGCAGGGTGCCGATGAACTCCTGCAGGGCGCCGCTGCCGGCCTGTGCCACCAGCACCTGCATGCCGGCAACGGCCTCTTCGCCGGCGATGCCCTTGAGCAGCCCGGCGCGCTCGGCGTCGCCCATGTTGCGCGTCTTCTGGTAGATCTCCTGCAGGATGGTGGGCATGTCGCGCAGGTTGCCCTGGGCATCGACGGCGCTGATGCCGAGGGTGTCCAGCGCCTTGGCGGCGGCCTTCGGCGGTGCGGACAGGCGGTTGAGGATGGCCCGTAGCGCGGTACCGCCCATGCTGCCCTGGATACCGGCATCGCCCAGCTTGCCGGCCATGGCGGCGACGGTCTCGATGTCCTGCCCGACGCTTGCAGCCACCGGTGCGGCGTACTTCATGGTTTCGCCCAGCATCTGCAGGCTGGTGTTGGAGCGGGTGAAGGCGCCCACCAGCACGTCACCCAGGCGCCCGGTTTCGGAGGCCTTGAGGTTGAAGCCGGTGAGGATGTTGGAGGCGATGTCTGCTGTTTCCGCCAGCCCACTGTCGCCGGCCTTGGCGAGATCCAGCATGCCGGGCATGGCGGCGATGATGTCCTCGGGCTTGAAGCCGGCCATGGCCAGGAAGCCCTGCCCCTGGGCGGCATCCGTGGCGCTGAACATGGTGTCCGCACCCAGCTGGCGCGCCTGGGCGCGCATGGCGCCCAGTTGGTAGTTGTCCTTTGAAAGCCGGGTGAGCGCCTGGACCTTGCTCATATCGGCATCGAACTGTACGCCAGGCGCCATCAGCCGCGCTCCGGCATACAGAACGCCGCTGCCGGTGGCTAGCCCGCCGGCACCGGTGGCGGCCATGCTGCCGGCGAGCGCCGAGGTGCGTTCATAGTCGGCCTTGGCCTGGCCGAGGCGCTTGTGCTGGGCGGTGAGTCTCTTCAGCCGCCCTTCCTGCTCGGCTATCGCCTGGTTGGTCTGGTTGACCTTGGTGCGCAGGTCGCGCTCATGCTGGCCGAGGTTGCGGGTGCTGATGCCCGCCTCGCCCAGTTTGCTGCGCAGGCCCTGGAGTTCGCGCTGCTGTTCGTTGTGCTTCTGCTTGAGGGCGTGGCCCTGGCGGACCGCGCTCTGGAAATCACGGGTGAGTGCCTTGGTGGGCGTGCTGGTACTGGCCAGCTCGCGAGACAGGGCCTTGACGCGCTCGCGGTTGGCCTGCATGGCGGCGCCGGTTTGCTCCGACGCGCCCTTGAGGTTGCGGAACGAGCTGACGTCTTTCTGCTGGGCCTGCAGGTGCTTGAGGTCGCTGCGGGCGTCGCGCAGGGATCGGCCCAGGCCCTGGGCACCGACGAACACCGAGCGCATGGGCTTGGTGGCGTTGTCCAGGGCCTGGAGGTTGACCTTAAGGTTTAGATCCCGCGCCATGCGTGCGTTCCCATCGTTGGCGGGCGCGCTCGCGCCAGTCCATCAGTTCATGCAAGGGCATGGCGTTCATCTGCTCCGGCCCCCAGTGGAAGACCAGAGCGATGTCCGCCATGACGTCATCTACGCTGCGGGGGATTCCGCACCCTTCTTCTGCAAAAAACCCGCTACGGCATCCGCGCAGGCCAACAGGTCGGCGGGGTCCAGGGCGGCGGCTTCCTGCTCGGTCAGGGTGGGCTGGCTGATGCGCGGCACCAGGCGGATGGTGGCGTTGACGTCGCCGTTGATCAGGTCGCCGAGCTTGAGGCCCCGCAGCTCGCCGGCGGCCGGCTTGCGCAAGGTGATCTCGGTGATGGGCTGGCCCTCGCCGCGCTTGATGGCCTGTTCGAGGGTGATGGGGTCGCTGTAGGTGGGTTTGGTCATGGGGTTGCTCCTTGGGTTGCGAAAGGAGCGCCGGCGCGCTGGCCGGCGCCGGGGTTACAGGCCGATGGCCGCGCGGTGCTCGGCGAGACGGTCTTCGCCGTTCACGACGAAGATGAAGTTGAGCAGATCGATTTCGATCTCGACGTTGCCGTCCACGCTGAGCTTGTAGTAGCTGCAGGTGGTGGTGAAGGAGTGCTCGGTGTCTTCACCGGATTCGGCATCGCCGAAGTCGATCTCTTCGTGCCTGCCGCGGACAACCACTTCAACGGCGGTCACTTCGCCCGTGTCGTCACGCTGTACCGAACCGGCCCAGCGCAGCATTACGCCGTCAGCCCGTACGGCGCCAAACTGGCGCAAGGCGGTCAGGTCCCAGCCGCCGAGGGTCCAGTCGATCTGGATGCCGTCATCGCTGTGGCCCAGGTCGACTTTCACCGGACCATCCATGCCAGCGCCACGCCAGGCTTCCAGCTTGCGGCTGAGGGTCGGCAGGGTCACGGATTTGCTCTGACCAACGTAGCTGCCGCCATCGTTGTACAGGTTCATGCTCTTGAGTTTTTTAGGCAGGGCCATGGGGGCGCTCTCCTACGGCGCGGCCGGGGCCGCGCGGGTTGAATGGGGTCAGGCTTTGATGCCGGCGGCGAAGTCGACCAGGTAACGGTCGGTGATGCGCTGGCGCAGCATCAGGTCCTCGAGGGGCGGCACGGGGGTGTAGTCGTAGTCCAGGAAGAGCTTGCCGGCCTTGAGGGTGTCCTTGTCGTTAGCGGCCGGGTCGAACCAGCATTCGCCGCCGATCAGGTAGCCGCCGCGGATCAGCTCGCGGAACTTGGCGTTGATGCCCTCGACGATGTCGCGCACCAGGCTGGCGTGCATGGGCTTGTCCACGGCCCAGAAGTGCCCCTCGGCCATGGTGTCGGCCAGCACCTGGGCGGTGCGGGTGTAGTTCTCGAAGGCGAACAGCGGGTCAGCCGAGCAGGTGCGCGAGCCCCAGAAGCGGAAGCCCTCGCGGCGGATCAGGGTGGTGACCTCGTTGGCGTTGAGCAGGCCGGCATCGGTGGCGGGGTTCTGCAAATCCCAGTAGATGTCTTTGCTCAGGCCGGACACGCCGTTGACCGGCACGTTGGACAGCGTCTTGTGCCAGCCCACTTGCTGGTCGAGCTTGGCGCGCAGGCCCAGGGCGCGCGCGACGGCGCTGGCCGGGGCGTCGGCGTTGGTGGCGGTGTCCCAGTTGACGAAGTCCGGCCAGATCAGCATCAGCTCGCGGGCGCCGAAGCCGTCGCGGTAGGCGATTGCCTCGCTGACCGTTTCGCAGCCGTAGGCGTTGGCATAGGCGAAGGCGCGCAGCTTCTCGGCGGTGGCCGCCAACTCGGTGGTGACGGCCAGGTTATCCAGCCCCGGCACACCAAGGATGCGCGGCTTGACGCCCAACTGCGCCTCGGCCGCGAGCAGCGCTTTCATGCCGGTGTACTGCCCGCCGGCGGTGACGCCGCCGATGAGGTTGGAGGTGGTTTCCGCCTCGCTCTCGCCCTCTTCCACGCGCACCACGACAGTCACAGGGCTGGCCTGGTCGGCGATGGCATCCAGGCTGCGCGCCAGGGTGCCCTGCTCCCCGGCCTTGCCGGAGGCGGTCAGCACGTCGGTGAGCAAAACGGGCTTGTTCAGCGGAAACGTAAGGGGATCGGCATCGCTGGCGGTGCAGAGCATGCCGACGATGGCGGTGGATACGGTGCGAATGGGGCGCGTGCCCTCGTTGATTTCGAGGACGCGGACGCCGTGGTGGTATTCGGTCGACATGCGGGGCGGCTCCTGCGGGCGTTGCCGGATCAGTGAGCCTCAAGGGTGACGCGCGCGCGCAAGAGGCGCACGCGGCGGGGGGTGTAGCGCAGCCCGATACAGAGCGGCGTTACAATGACGCAGAAACGGAAGGGGAAAGTGAGGGATAACAATGCTGAAAAAAACACTTTTAACCATAGCGGCGACAGTTTTGATCGGTGGATTGTTTGTCGCGCTGGGCGGCGCCGAGCAAAACCCCATGCTGGGCTTTGGTCTTAGCCTTACCCTCGCCGCTGGGTTATTGACGATCTATCTGGCGGTCAGCAGCAAGTTAGCTGTGATGCGAGTTCAATTCGAACCGACAGAAGTTGTTGAGCAAAAACAGTCGAACGTGTTCACCCATACTCACCGCTTGATGGGCGTGGATCTACGGGAGTCGGAGACGTCCAGGTTGCTTCGGGACCTATCCGCATCGATCGATGAGCTGAATCAAAAGGTGTCCAGCCTTGAGTTTGACAGGCAGCTGATGAAAACCCATCTGCGGATATGCTTTGACAACATCCGCTACCACGAGGAAATAACCGTCCCTCAAGCTCTAGCGGCTTCTTGGAGCGGAACGGTCATGAGCGTGCTGGTTGGATTAATCGGTGCGGTAATCGCAGCTTTCCCGGCCGAGGCATTCCGTCTCGCAAAGGCCTCGAATGGCTTTTTCCTTTCGTTCTATTGTTGATAGTCAGGCCTTGGCATTGCCCACGCCTGCCACCGCCGCCTCAATCGCCGCAACGGTCTGCTCGACCACCTGCTGCGCCTGCTCTACCTCGCCGGCACCCATCAGCGCACGCACTTGCTCTTTCGCCGCCAGGCGCGTTTCGCGCAGGGCGATCAGCGCAGCGGTGTACTGGGCGGCTTCGTGGAGGATGTCGTCGGCCGCCTCGCGCGGGGTGCGGCCGTTGATGGCCCAGGCGGCGACCATGGGCGGTACATCGCCCTGATAGCCGGCTGCTGCGAACTGCTCGGCTGCGATGCGGGCGCGGTCGTATTCGACGGCGCGCAGCGGGTCGCCGGCTACGCGGGCGCGGGCGGTGTCGGCGGCGGTGTCGATGCGGGTGCAGAGCGTGACGGTCAGTGCCGCTCGATTGCTCATAACCAGTTCGGGATCGATAGCCCAGGCCTGCCCATTCCAACCGTGATCTGCTGAGGGCCGAGGCTCGGTGGTCAATCCTTCGGGCAGCGCCCCCAGGCGTTCGAGCTGAACTGACGCACCGGTTTCGGTGCTGTACACAATGCCGCGATGGTCGGCCAGCTGCTGTGGCTGGCCATCTACCAGCACCCAAACGTGACCGTCTACTGTCTCCGTAAGTGGCTTGGCCAATTCGATGGCATTGCCGGGCAGCTGTATGCCAACGCCGGGTACAACGGGAAGTTCCACCGGGCCCTGAAGGATGCCGTGGTTGTCGGTGATATAGATGCTCATGGCCAACCTCAGATCAGCTTAATGAAAACGGGGAATGCCAGGTTGCGTGGGCGGGTTTCGTCGCCGCCGGTGGCTCCGGTCTGTAGCGTATATCCCTGGTTCTGCACCCACATGTCGAGCGCGATTACAGACGTCGCGCCAACGTTGCCTCCCATCATCGAATGACTGTGGCTTTCCAACTGACCATCCTGCCAAGTGCCTGCGACACGTGCCGGATCAACCCCGCGGCCGAAATCCAGAGCGCGGAAAAACTCAGCGCGAACATCAGGCGTGCGGAACGTGGTCGCACCGTCGCCTGCTGTCCAACAGCCCTCGCTCCCTTCCCGAGCGAAATCGTTGACGATCACACCTGTTGAAAAAGCGAAATCGATGAGCCAAGGCCACTCCGCGCGGCTCAGCAGCGTTCCATGCGGCAGCCCATAGCCGCCTGGAGGTGGTGCACTCGCAGCGGCAAAATCCAGCAACCCCAACGGGGTGTCATCCTTGCGGCCGATCGGCCACCAACTCCCTTCTCCGTCGCTGCGTAGATGCCACCAGTCGCCCGCGCCCATCAGCACCAGGAACGGATAGCCTTCGGCGCGTAGATGGGTGTGAAACTTGATCTTGTCGTCACCAGTTGCACGTACCGTGAGACGGTTACCGGTGTTGTCAGTGCGGCGGATGATGACGTCGCGCACACCCAGCGCTGCGTTGCTTGGCGGAAGCGTGGCCGTCACCGCTGCGGCGGTAGCATCGGCCAGCAAAAGGCCCAGGTGCGCGGCACTCAGCGCTGTATTGGCCGCAATGGTGGTTACCGCCCCGCGGAGTTCGTACTGCGGATGCGGATTGGCTGCGGCGCCGTGCGCCGCAATCAGCCCATCACAGTAAGCCCGCGTCGCAAGCACCACGCTGGGGTCGATCTTCAGCTGGATGTTGGCCGTGCCACTGGTGACGACGTGCATGCGCACCACCTGGTTGCGGCCGCTGCCTTGGGCCAGCAGGGGCTTATAGCTCGGCGGGCATTTGGCTACTGCCGAGAACACACCGTCTTCATCCTCCAGAGCCAGCTCGCGAATCCACCAGCCGCCGACGTCTGGCGGCAGCACCAGTTCGGCGATCAGTACGTTCTCATCGACCGGCGAGGGATATAGCTGATTGAGCTGAGCACGGTATACCTGATTGACCAGTGCGGTTTGGCCGGGACTGGGGACCGGGTCTGTGCCATTGGCGTCACCGATGAGCATGTGGGTGAGTTTCCACTTCACGCCCAGAGCGTTCGCGTTGGTGTTCTTGGCGGCGCCGAGGTTGGTCAGGAAGCCGCCGAACTGGGTGTTTACGTCAACCATGTGGGTACACGTCCATTTCGTCGAGGATGTAGTCGCTCACGCCGATGTATCGCTGTACCAAGACATCGATGTCGGCGTTTTCCCAGGGGTACACATCGAGCTCGTCGCCATCAATCACGGTGACGCCGACGTAGCGTGTGAGCTGGGTTTCGAGGCTGATGTCGAGCCCGATAAGGTGGCGGCTGACGGGCTTGGCGTCGTCGATCAGCAGGCTGAGCGATTCATAGGTTTCTTCGCTGATGCCGGTTTCGAGCACGCCGATTTCCAGCGAGAAGGTGCCGGGCTCGCCCTCGGGCACCTGCTGCCACCATTCGGTGATGCGGATCAGGTAGCCCAGGGGCTCGACCACGCGGCGCAGCGCGCCGATGGTGCCCTTGCGTGAATGCACGAAGTACGAGGCCTTGATGACTTCGCGCTTGATGGCTTCGGACCAGGTGGCGTCCCAGCGGTCCACGGAGAAGGCCCAGGCGAGGTAAGGCAGCAGCTCGACCGGACAACGGTCGGGGTTGACCAGGTCGCGGATGGGTACCGGCACGCGCTCGATCTGTGCGAGCGCTTCGGCGGCCAGTCGCTCGAGCTGGCTGGCGTTGGGCGGCAGCAGGTGCAGGGCCGTCATGCCTGGACCCCGAGGGTAACGCTGAAGGCGGTGCAGTACGGAGCCTGGGATGCGGTGGCGACGATGTCGACCCAGCCGGGAAGATCGACGCGGCGCACGCCCTCGATGTGCAACGCGGCGTCCAGGGCGGAGCGGTTCACTTCCAGCCCCAGCCGACGGCGCTGGTTGACCAGCGTGGCCAGCCGCTTCTCGGCGGCGGCGCGGATCGGTTCGGCCTCGGGGCCTACGGTGTTGAGATAGAGCACGGCGTCTACGCGGTACTCCAGCACCTCGGCGGATTGCACGATGAGGCGATCGGCCACCGGGCGGCGGTCTTCGTCGCTGAGGTAGGCGGCGACGATATCGAGCAGCGGCTGATCGGCCACACCATTGCCCAGCAGGGACTGGACGGTTACGACCACCACGGCCGGCGATGGGCTTTCTGCCGTGGCATCGGCCACGCGGCCATCGGCGCTGCGCGCATGGAGGATGTAGCTGTTGCGCGGGCCGGCGGTGCTCAGCCCTTCCCAGGCCATCTGGGCACGTTCGCGCAGGCTTTCGTAGGATTCCATCACCGCAGGGGTCGGCGGCACGGTGCTGTTGTCCGCCGGGGTGACCACTAGGCGCTCGACGTTGAAATTGGCGGCGAGCTGCTCGAGGTCGTTGCCCTTGGCCTTGGCCAGCATGGTGCCTAGGGCGGCCTCGTTGATGCGCTGGCGCAGCAGGGATTCGCGGTAGGCGTTCTCCTGGATCAACTTGGTCAGCGGTTCGGATTCGAGTGCGAGCGTGGCGGCGACCTCGGCCTGCTGCTCGGCGGGCCAGAGGCTGATGGCGTGGGCCTTGCGCGCGGCGAGGATCTGCTCGTAGTCGATCTGCTCGACCACGTCGGGGTCGGGCAGCTGGGCCAGGTCGATGGGGGTGAAGGTATTCATGCGCTGGCCCCAAGGGCGAGCGGTACGCGCAGGCTCAGCGGCTCGTTGCTGTCGGTGCGGGTGCCTTCGACGTCGAGCACAGCCTGCCCGGGGCGGTCACCCAGGAACAGTTGCACGCGGCTCAGGCGGATGCGCGGCTCCCAGCGCATCAGGGCCATGGCGGTGGCGGCGTAGGCCTGCAGGCGGGTGGCGTCGTTGAGAGGCGCGTCGATCAGGTCCGGCAGTTGGCTGCCGTATTCGCGGCGCATCACTCGTGAGCCGATGGGCGTGGTGAGAATGTCGGCGATGGACTGGGCCAGGTGGGCCGATTCGCTGACCGTGCGGCCGGTGCGGGCGGACATGCCGATCATGGCGTCGGCTCCTCGGAGATGCCATTGCCCGGGGTAACGCCTTTCGTGCGGTGATTGACCAGGCTGATGCCGCCGGCGATCACGTCTTCGCTGACGGTCACCAGGCCGGTGATGTCCACGTCGCCCAGGATGCTGACGCCGCCGGGGGCGACGAGCTTGGCCTTGCCGCCGGCGGGCAGCGTGGCGGTGAGGGTGTGGCTGGCGTGGTCGTAATCGATCACAGCCCCGTCCGGGTATTTCCGTCGGCACAGGGTGGCGCTGTTCGACGGGGCCGGACGTTGCCGTGAATAGAGGCCGATCAGGGCGATGCCCTGGGCGGGCTCGCCGCTGGGGCTGAGCAGGATGCATTGTTCGCCGACCGTGGGCGGGTCCCAGTCACTGCTGGCACCGGCGCGCAGGGCCAGCCAGGGCAGGTTCAGGATGCGGAGCCCGCCGCTGCTGACGGTGCAGCGCGCAGCCTGATGGTCCACCGCGGCGATGGTGCCGAGGCGGATCAGGTTGTCGAGGCGGCGCAGTAGGTCGGTGATGTTCATGCCGCCATGCTGGCGGTCGCGCGCGCGTGGCGCATTCGCTGGGTTGTGTAGCGGGTGCCGTTACAGGGTCAGCGCACCAGGTGCTGTAGCAGTTGGTCCCGAATCATCTCCAGATCGTCGTCGCTGAAGCCGAGCAGCTCGCGGCGCTGGTACTGGACGTCGGGCGAGTTGCGGCCGGGTTTGTCGCGCAGGCCGTACTGGTGCACGCGGGCGATGCGCGACAGGCGCGCGGCGAAACCAATGGCGATGCTGCTGGCGTCGCTCTGCAGGCGCAGGTAACGGGCGGTGCGCAGCTTGGCGAACATCTTGCGTTGTTTGATGCGGCCGGCCTTGACGCGCAGTTGTTGGCGGGGCTTGCGCGGGGCATAGGGGGTGCCGTCGGGGTTGCGCTGCGCGCCGATGCGCTGCTGCTGGCGACGACGCAGTTCGCGGGCGATGGTCTGGGTGACCTGGCGGCGTTCCTTGGGCTGCAGCTGGTTGAGCAGCGCGCCGGCCCAGTCCTCCAGGGCGCGGAGGTCATCAGCCATTGCCGCCCCATTCGGCGATGAGTTCGCCCTCGCTGGTTTCGACGCGCATGGCCGGTACCAGGAAGGTTTCGTCATCGACCACCGGCTCGGCCGGGTGGCTGACTTGCAGGGTGCCGTCATCCAGGCGCTTGACGATGACGCGCTCGGTCAACGGCAGGGTGATGGAGAGGTCGACCTTGCTGTTGTCGAGGATGTCGGCCTCGAACTTGATGGCGTCCCTGCCCTTCTCGAGGTTCTCCATCAGCTCGCGCTGGTTGACCAGCACCCAGGCGAACAGCGGGATGGCGACGGCATCCGGGTGGCCGGCGAAGTCGGTGAGGATCAGGTTGAGGCTGTAGCTGTATTCGAACGACAGGCCCGGCGCGGCGGTGCTGCGCATGCTGCCGTTGTCAACGAATACCAACAGGCGGTCGGGGTTGCGCTTGAGCTCAGGGATGGCGGCCAGCAGGTGGTCGCGCAGGGATTCGGGCTTTTTCATTGAGCGCCCCGCTCGTTGTGCTCGAACACTGCGTCCACCTGGGCGGCGCATTCAGCCCAGGCGCTGAGCAGGTAATCGCTGTCGTCGCTGAGCTCGCCGTTAATGACTGGCGCCGCTGGGTTGAGCGTGCAGCGCGTGACGATTGGACAGCCACTGACGGTAACCGTCTGCTCCGGTGATGGCGGGACGTTGGTGCAGGCGGCGAGCAGCAGCAGGCAGAGGCTTAGCAGCCCAATTTGCATGGGGCGGGTCTTCACGGCGGCGTTCCTTCTTGGTGAGCTGGTCGGTGGCGTGGTCCTGGCGCACGGCGGTGGTGGTTTGTTGCAGGCCGAGCTGGGCCAGCCGTTGGGTGGCCACCTCGCCCGTGAGCCGGGTAATGGTCTGTGCCTGGCGGGTGTTGCGCTCGTTGGCGGTTTGCAGGCGCTCGCCGGCGAGATCCGCACGGGCCTCGGCGGTGGTGATGCGCTGTTGCTGCATCCAGATGAGCAGGCAGAGCGCGGCGACCAGGGCGAGGCCGTAGGCGAGTTGGCGAGTGGTGGTCATGCCGCCTGCTCCTGCTCACTGGCGAACTGGGCGTAGGCCCTGGCCAATTTCACGTCATAGAGGTTCTTGGCGTAGTTCGGGCCGTTGTAGATCCGGGCGAACTGTTTCCAGTTGCGGGCCTTGAGGGACTTGTGCAGCGCCGGATCGGTTTCGATAAAGGTGACGAAGGCGTCGAGCTGGGCGGCTTCGCTGAGGGCCATGGTGTCGGCGAAGTGCTGGACGTCCTGGTAGCCGAGACGCTGCCAGTGGTAGCCCATGATCTGGAACAGGCCCCAACTGGCGGATTCCAGGGCGGATTCCTCATGCACCATTCGGGCGGCGGCCAGGCGCTGATTTTCGGCAGTACCACCCAGGTAGCCGCCTGGGGTGCGGTTGACGACGGCTGGGACGGCGACTGCCAGCGCATCGGCCTCCGCCTCGCTGAAGCCGTTGGCTTGCAGGCGCTCATGCATCACATGCCGCTCGAACAGGATCACCGGGCGGCCATTGGCGGCGAAGCCCTCCCCTTTGCTCTCCACCTGGTTGACCGCCTTGACGCTGGCCAGCGGCACGCCGAGGCGGTCGGCGGCCTGCTGCAGGTCTTTGCGCTTGAGGTAGCGCGAGGTGTCGAAGCCCTTGAGCGCGGCCTGGGTTTTCGGGCCGGCGACGCCATCGTCCACCAGGCCTACCTTGCGCTGGTAGGCGCGCACGACGGCCTCGGTGGTGTCGCCGAAGTCGCCGTCGGCCTGGATCTTGAAGCCGGCCAGGGCCAGCGCGGCCTGAAGGTTGCGCACGGCAAGGCCGCGCGAGCCGTTGCAGAGGAGTTGGGTCATAGCTGGTCCGCCTTCTTTTTCAGTACGCGCTTGGCTGCCTCGCGGCTGACCTCGACGCCGAACAGGCCCACCATGCAGGCGAGAAAGACACCGGCCTCCTGGGGGGCGCCGATCAGCGAGGGGCCGTAGGAAACGCCGACGCCGAGCATGCCGCACAGGGGCGCTTCGAGCAGGAGCTGTCGCACGCGCCCGCCGCTGTAGATGATCCGCCAGACGGCAATGAGCATGGCCAGCCCGCCGGCATAGAGGGCTGGGAAGTTGTGTTCCAGCCAGGTGGCGAAGAACGCCCAGGTTTCCGGTCTGTCAGGCATGTGCTTCATCCTGTGGCCCTGCGGTTGTGATGGCGTGAACACGCTGCACGACTTCACCCAGCAGCGCGGGGCTGTAACGCTGCGCCAGGGGGAAGCCCAGGGCGGCGGCACAGAACTCGCTGCAGAACATGCGGCGGCGGTTGTCGATGGTCAGGGGCAGCAGCTGGCTGCCGAACAGGCCGAGCCAGTCGTAGCCTTTGCCGTGGTGCTTCTCGAACAGATGGAGGATCTGGCGAGGGTCAGCCCAGGGCACCGGGATCAGGTCCCAGTGTTCGAGGTCGAGCTCGATGCGCTTGGCACGCACGCCGCCGTCCATGGCCGAGGCGGACAGCCAGCGGCCATCGGGCAGGACCAGCTCGCAGTGGCTGTAGGCCGAGCGCGTCCAGAGGCGAATCAGGCGGTTGAACAGCGTGCCGCGGCCTTTGTAGAGCGCGAGGTAGATCAGTCCCATAGGTTCACCATTTGGCGTTGTTCGGCGCGCACGGGCTGTTCCGGCAGCTGGACCAGCGTGCCGTGGGGGATGACCGGGCCGAGGTCGGCCAGGCCGGGGTTGGCGTCGAGCACCTGCTCGACCACGCCAGCGGTGCGGCCGTAGTGGCGCCAACAAAGGGCGTCGAGGGTGTCGCCCTGCTGGGCGCGCAAGGCGGCCATCAGATGAGCTCCACGGTGGTATGCACGCGGCCGAGGATGCTGCGGATGGCCCAGCGGACATCGCGGCGGTATTCGTCGGCAGTGGGCAGTTGGGCATCGGCGCGCTCGGCACCGTCGCCGGTGGCGCTGTAGTCGCGGTAGCGCTCGGCCAGCTCGGCGCCGGCGCTGCAATAGATGGCGCGGCGGTAGAGGTGCAGCAGCTCGCTTTCGCTCTGGATTACGTCGGCGGGCACGTCGGCCAGACGCTCATGCCCTGCGGCAAGTTGGGTGAACTTGAAGCGCTTGAGTTCGCGGTTGACTTCGATCACGGCGTTGACCGCCGCGGTTTCAAGGCGCTGATCGGTGATGCTGCCGTCGAGGCGCAGCGATTCGCGCATGTGCTGGCCGTCCAGGTCGGGAAACCAGCCGTCGTTGGTGATGGGGTGCGGCTGGTGGCTGCCCCCTGCTGCGATGAATGCGCTCATGAATTCTGGCCCTAGTTCGGCGGTGGTCGGGGCTTCACGACAAGGCCAAGGAGAAAGCCTGTCGATCCGCCCCGAGCCGCCGAGTGCGTGGGGGACGCTCAGTTAGCGGGTGGCTCGCCGGTACCGGTGTCGGTGGCCGCTGCGCCCTCTTCGCTCGGCTTGCTTTCGTCCTGGTCGGACGTCGGCTGCTCGGTGTCAGGGGGCGTGGCGGTACCGGAATCGGTGCCTTGCTCGCCTGGGTCGGTTTGATCGCCTTCGCCCTGGTCGGGGTTGGCGGTCTCGTCGGCCGGTGGCTCGCCGGTACCGGTGTCGGCTGGCGTGCTTTCCGCGTGTTTCTTCAGGAGGCGCACGACGCGCTCCAGATCCTTCTTGCCGCCGCAGCTGCCGTGCAGATCGATGGCCTTGGCTAGATGCGCTTTGGCCTGTTCCAGCAGTTCGCCGTCGAGCTGCTGCTCGTCGACCTTGCTGAGCAATGCCTTGCCGGTAGCCAGCAGCAACTTGGCGCGCACCTGGTCGGGCATGTCGTGCGGGCCGGTGATGGTCAGCGCCTGCTCAAGCACGAACAGCGGGAACTCACCATCGGCCTTCTGCACCTTGAGCGCCGCGTTGGCGATCTCCTCGGCCAGCAGGCAGCCGGTGGTGCGCTCGAAGCGGTCCGGCATCTTCAGGTTGTGCTTGAGCACGTAGGCACCGATAGACAGCGCGTCGGCAAACTCGCCGGCATCGATGCACCAGACCATGAGGGTGGTGAGCACATCGTCCTGGGCACCGTTGCCGGCGGACAGCACGCCTTCGATATAGGGCGCGTAGGCCGGAATCAGCAGGCGCTTGAGCTCGGCCTTGCCCTGCTCCGACTGCACCTGCTTGAGGCGCAGCCGGTCCTGGTTGAGTTGCATCAGCTGCTGTTCGTAGGCGGTGGCGCCGGCCATGGACCGCTCCGGCGCTGCCTCAGCGGCCTGCAGGGCTGCGCGTTTGCGCAGCTGGTTGCGTTGGGCTGGGCTGAGCATGGCTTATACCGCCTCGATGTTTTCGACCAGGGCGACCAGGCCGAAGTCTTCGATCACGTAGGCATCATTGCTCGACTGGTAGTCGGCGACGCGGTCGTACTCCGGCTCGTCCTTCACGTGACGGCGGCGAGCGCCTTCCTGGAAGTAGATAGACAGGTTGGAGAGCGTGGTGACCAGCACGGTGCCGGCCGGGAAGAACGGCGCGTCGACGATCGGCAAACCGCCCAGGCGAGCCTTGGTGACAATCTGGTCGGCGGCGTTTTCTTCCTGGTTGGAAGTGGCGCCCTTCTCGACCGCTGCCAGCAGCTTGTCGTGCATCAGGTCGCGGGAAACCATGACCACCAGGTTGGGGTGGCTGCGGTGCCAAGGGTCGAGCATTTGCACGGCGTCGAACACCACGCCGTCCAGGGTTTTGTAGTCCCCAGCGGCGCCGATGGTGACCTTTCCGGAAGCGTCGACCACTTCGTCGAGGACGCGATCAGGCGCGCCGATGCGGATCTTCTCCAGCCAGCCGACGTTGACGTCCTGCAGCAGCGGGTTGGCGGCGATGTCGGAGGTTGCTGCAGCACTGGTGCCGTTGAAGCCGATCATGATGCGGTCCAGCGCTTGGCGCTCGGTGATGGCGGCGGACAGTCGCGCCTGGAAATCCTTGAACTTGGCCCAGGCATCGATCAGGGCATAGGGGAAGGAGCTGTCGAAGTTGGTCTGCTTACAGGCGTAGGTGTCTTTGCTCAGCGCGCTGCGCTCAGCCGGGTTGCGGCGTCCGCCGTTCTTGGTGTTGGTGCGGCTGGCGATTGGGCCATTGACGCCCAGCAGCAGCGACTCACCTTCTTGCTGTTCAACGCCGATGATGTTGATGCTCTTGAGCAGGCCGCTGGCCTCCTGAATGGCGGTTTCCAGCTTCTGCTGCACGGTGGGGGCGACGTTGAATTTCTCGGTGGCGTTGTCCACGCCATTGAGCTTGGCCACCTGCTGCAGGTAGCCGTTGAACAGTTTGCGGGTTTCGTTACGCATGGGTTACTCCGATGATGGGCGGCTGCTGGCAGGTGCCTGGGGTTAAAACTCTGCGAGGACGATGCCGTCGCCGCCGGGTACTGGCGGACGTTTTTGCTGGCGGTGGTCCTCGGTGGTGCCGAGTTTTTCGGTCAGCTCGGTGACGGTGGCTTCCAGCTGGGTGACCTTCTCGCCCAGGACAGCAGCGTCGGCGCTGTGCTTTTCCAGGCTGGCCTGTTGCTTTTCGGCGAACTCGACCAGGGAGGTGACCGCATCGCCGATCTCGGCGAACTGGCTGTCGGTTTCCCTGCCCTTGGTAAACAAGGCCTTCACGCGAGCGGCCAGATCCTTGAAGGCGCCGGGCTGCTCGGTGACTTCCTCAAATTCGAGCTCCGCTTCTTCGGCTGCGGTAAAGAGGTTGTCCGGGTGCTGTTTGCGGTTGGCCAGGGTGCCGTGCTTGGCGCTGAATTCGAGCGCTTCGGTACCCAGGCTGGCGGGGCTGTCGGTAATGGCCAGGCCGATGAGGTATGCCTTGCCGGTATCGGCAAACTTGGGCTGAACCTCGATCGAGGTGTAGACCTTCTGCCCTTTCTTATTCAGGGCCAGCAGCGCCTCGTTGGGCTCGATCTGTGCGTAGAGGGCGAGCTTTTTGTTGCCTGCGATCTCCACTTCCTCGGCCTTGAGCGCCAGCACGTCGCCGTAGGCACCGAACTCACCGCCTGGCCAGTAGCCTTTGATGTGCTCGCAGTTGAGGCGTGCGCCGTAGGTGTTGGGGCTGTACTGGGCCGCCATGTCTTCGATCCAGCTGCGTTCGATGGTGCGGCCATCGGTTGTCGCGCCTTCTACGGCTATGCGCGTCCACTTGGAGCGGAATTTCTTCTCGGGCTTGGTGGCGGGGGCGGCCATGCGTTTTGTCCTCGGTAGCTGCTGGGTGCAGTTGCTGTGAGGGCATGGTCGGCAGGCGGCGCTATGCGGGCAATCTGCCTGCCGTGGATGGGGCGCAGGTACAGGGCGCGGCGCTAACGGGCCTCGCGCGCGGGCGGCAGCATCGGCGCCATGAATACCGCCACCGAACTACCCACCCAACGTGATAACCGCCGCCAGGCCAAATTTCTGTACTGGACGGGCTGGCGTATCACCGATATCGCCGACTACCTGGACGAGAAGGAAAAGACCCTCCACTCGTGGAAAACCCGCGACGATTGGGACCGGGCGGACAACGTCGAGCGGATCGGCGGCGCGCTGGAAGCGCGGCTGGTGCAGCTGATCCTGAAGGACGGCAAGAGCGGCGGCGACTTCAAGGAGATCGACCTGCTGCACCGGCAGCTGGAGCGGCAGGCGCGGATCGAGCGATTCAAGGGCGGCGGTACCGAAACCGACCTCAACCCGAATCTGGCCAAGCGCAACGAAGGGCCGAAGAAGGCGCCGAAGCGCAACGAGTTCGCCGAGGAACACATTGAGCAGCTCGAGGAGGCCTTCCGCGATGGGTGCTTCGGCTATCAGCTGGACTGGTACCGGGCGGGTAATCAGCGGACGCGGGCGATTCTCAAGAGCCGGCAGATCGGCGCCACGTACTACTTCGCCCGGGAGGCGTTGCTCGATGCGCTGATCACCGGCCGTAACCAGATTTTCCTCAGTGCCTCGAAGAATCAGGCGCATATTTTCAAGGCGTATATCCAGGCGTTCGCTCGCGAGGTGTGCCAGGTCGAGTTGACCGGCGACCCGATCATCCTGGCCAACGGGGCCGAGCTGCACTTCCTCGGTACCAACGCGCGCACTGCGCAGGGCTACCACGGCAACTTCTACTTCGACGAATTCTTCTGGACGTTCAAGTTCAACGAACTGAACAAGGTCGCCAGCGGCATGGCGATGCAGAAGCAGTATCGCCGCACCTACTTTTCGACGCCCTCTTCAATGGCCCATGAGGCCTATTCGTTCTGGACGGGTGAGCGCTTCAATAAGGGTAAGCCGGCGGCGCAGCGGATCAGCATCGACGTTTCGCATGACGCGCTGCAACAGGGGCGGCTGTGCGAGGACAGGATCTGGCGGCAGATCGTCACCATCCTGGATGCGGAAGCGCGCGGCTGCGATCTGTTCGACATCGAGGAGCTGCGCCAGGAGTACAGCGCGGACGCCTACGCCAACCTGCTGATGTGCCAGTTCGTGGATGACGGCGCTTCGATCTTCCCGCTGACGGTGCTGCAGCCATGCATGGTGGACAGCTGGATCGAGTGGGACGAGGACTACAAGCCCTTCGCCGACCGCCCCTTTGGCGATCGCCAGGTTTGGGTGGGCTATGACCCTGCCGAAACCGGTGATAGCGCCGGCCTGGTGGTGGTGGCGCCGCCGCTGGTACCGGGTGGCAAGTTCCGGGTGCTGGAGCGGCATCAGTTCCGCGGGATGGATTTTGCCGCCCAGGCCGAGGCGATCCGCCGGGTGACGCTGCGCTACTGGGTGACCTATATCGGCATCGATATGACGGGCATGGGCTCGGGTGTGGCGCAGTTGGTAAAGCAGTTCTTCCCGAACCTGACCACGTTCAGCTACTCGCCGGAGGTGAAGACGCGCCTGGTGCTCAAGGCCTACGACGTGATCCACAAGGGCCGGCTGGAATTCGACGCTGGCTGGACCGACCTCGCCAGCTCGCTGATGGCGATCCGCAAGACCACCACGGCCAGCGGCCGGCAGATGACCTACACCGCCGGGCGCACCGACGAAACCGGCCACGCCGATCTGGCCTGGGCGCTGTTCCATGCCCTGCACAACGAACCGCTTGAGGGCATGACCGCCCAGAACACCAGCTTTATGGAGATCTACTGATGAGCACCGACATTGCTGCCGCGCCTGCACAGGGCATTGAGGCCTTCACCTTCGGCGACCCGACGCCGGTGCTCGATGGCCGCGAGATCCTGGACTACCTCGAATGCTGGCTGAACGGCCGTTGGTACGAGCCGCCGCTCTCGCTGGAGGGGCTGGCGAAGTCGACCCGGGCGAGCGTGTTTCTGCAGTCGGGCCTCAACTTCAAGCGCAACATGCTCGAGCGCACCTTTATCCCGCACAAGCTGCTGAGCCGGCAGGCATTCGGCCAGTTCGCCCTGGACTGGCTCTGGTGCGGCAATGCCTACCTGGAACGGCGGCGGAACATGCTCGGCCAGCCGCTGAGCCTGCAACCGACGTTGGCCAAGTACATGCGCCGCGGCGCGGATCTGGAAACCTACTACCAGGTGCGCGGCTGGAAGGATGAACACGAATTCGCGCCGGGCACCATCTGCCATCTGCGCGAGGCGGATATCAACCAGGAGGTATACGGGCTGCCGGAGTGGTTGTCGGCGCTGCAGTCGGCACTGCTCAACGAGTCGGCCACCCTCTTCCGCCGGCGCTACTACCAGAACGGGTCGCACGCTGGCTTCATCATGTACATGACCGATGCGGCGCAGAAGGAAGAGGACGTCGACGCGCTGCGCCAGGCGCTGAAGTCGGCCAAGGGGCCGGGCAACTTCCGCAACCTGTTCATGTACGCGCCGGGCGGCAAGAAGGACGGCATCCAGCTGCTGCCGGTAAGCGAGGTGGCGGCAAAAGATGAGTTCGGTTCGATCAAGAACATCAGCCGCGACGATCTGCTCGCCGCGCTGCGCATCCCGCCTCAGCTGATGGGCATCGTCCCGCAGAATGCTGGGGGCTTCGGCTCACTGCGCGAGGCCGCCGAGGTCTGGGCGGTCAACGAGCTGGAACCGATTCAGGCGCGGTTGCAGCAGGTCAACGAATGGTTGGGCGATGAGGTGATCAGCTTCCGGCCGTTCGAGCTGCCCGCCAAGAGCTAA